AAGATCAATCGCAGCCGCTGCGGCGCGACGTCAAAGCCGCGATCCTGCTGTACATGGAGTCGCTGTTCGATCGCAACACCGACAACTTCGAACTGATCGAGACGCGCTGCGAGTCGATGCTGTTCCCGTACCGCGTCGGAATGGGCGTATGAGACTCGCGCTCGAAATTCTCGGCAGCGGGATCGCGGCGCTCCTCCTCATCGGGATCATTGTTTTCATCCTGGCCGTGTGCTTCACGGACTTCAGCAAATGAGCGGCTGCGGCCTGTGCGGCAAGGTCCGCGCCCACCTGCCCGCACCGATCCGCGCGCGCCTGGCCGTTGTCGAGGCGCGGATACGCGCGAAGAAAATAGCGAAAAGCCTCAAGACTGAATACACCGCCGGCGGTGCCGTTATATCGACCCCGCTTGCGTTGACGCCGAAAGAATCCGCCGCTATCGTCGCTTCATACACCACCACGACGCAGGGCCGCGCCGCTTCGCCACCACAATTGCCGACAATCCCGTCGGGTGGCGACGGCGCGGAGGCGGCTAAGTAAATGGGCGCGGGAGTTCGCCGTCGTCAGATCCGCCCCACCATGTCGGGCGAACTGCGCCACATCGGGAACATCGAGCAGCTGGTCGGCGGCGTCGATGGCTCGGGCACGCCCAACACGACCTACGTGCTGTGGGCGGAAAATATCCCTTTCGCGATCGACGACTGGAAGTCGCCCGAGGTCTATCAGGCGCAGCAGGTCGAGGGCCAGCAGTCGACCCGCATCCGGATTCGCTATCGGCCGGGCGTCATCGCCGGCATGCGCGTGGTGTACAACACGAACCCCGGGCAATCCCCGTCGATCTTCGAGTACTACGAGATCACCGGCGTCACGCGCGACATCACGCTGCGCGTCGAGATCCAGCTCAATTGCATCAAGCGCGACGCCGCAGGCTTTCGCGCGGGAGCCACCCCGTAATGGCCGCCTCGTCCACGCTCGAGGGCGTCGCCGCACTCACCGCGCAGCTGCAGGCCTTGGGCAAACTCGAGGATGGTCTCGCGCTCAAGCGCGCAGTCAAGGCCGGGATCAAACCGGCCTACGATCACGCGGTCGAGATAATTCCGGTGGGCACGCGGCTGCATCGCTCGCTATCGTCGAAGCGACTCAAAGCGGCCGGCATCCACGGCTACACCGTGCCGCCCGGGTTCGCGAAGGCGAACTTGCGCACGCTCTCGACGGTCAACTCGGCGAAGAACGTCGCGAGCGGCCTGCTGAGTGTGCGCAAGGCGGCCGAGTACGCAACGAAGTACCTGGAGCTCGGCACCCGCAAAATGCAGGCGCATCCGTGGCTGCGGCGCTCGCTGCTCGAGTCGCGCGATGCCTGCGAAGAGGCGCTGCGCGCCAACCTGCTCAAGTCCGTCCTCAAAGCGGCCAGAACAACGTGACGCTCGAGCAAGGAATCATCGAATTCCTCTCAGGCGTCGCGCCTGTTACGGCGATCGCCGGCGCGAACCTCTTCGGCCTGCGCCGCGGTCGCGAACCGCCCAACGTCGCGCAGATCCCGGCCGTGCTGGTCCAGCGCACCACGACGCTGCGCGACGTGCTGTTCTGTGGCACCGACACGCTGGTCTCGACCGACATGCAGGTGGACTCCTACGCCATGAGCGGCGACGATGCGTGGGCGCTGGCGAAGGCGCTGCGCAAGGCGCTCGTCGATTTCACCGGCAATTTCGGCGAGGTCGCGATCGACACGGTGCACCTGACCAACGAGTTTCCGATGACCGATCCTGAACCCGGGATCATTCGCATAGTTCAGCTGTACAACATTTGGTATCAGGAGGATTGACGATGGACACCCCTAGCTCAGCTTTCGTTGGTAAAGTTTTTTTGGAGGTCGGCAACGGCGAGTCGCCTGAGACCTTCTCTCGCTATTGCGAGGTCGCCGACATGTCCGGCATCGGCACCAAGAACGATCAGGTCGACGTGACCACGTTCTGCTCCAACGGCTTCAAGGAGTATGTCGCGGGCCTCTCCGATGGCAGCGAAATGTCGTTCGGTGCGAACTTCTCGATGGACGAGCCGATCCAGGAGCAGCTGATGGACGACGTCGACGACAAGAATCGCCGCAACGTCCAGATCGTGGTCGAGGGCTCATCGCCGGCCTACATTTTCCACGCCGAGCTCGCGATGCTCTCGTACGATTTCGTGCCGAGCGTCAGCAAGCAGAACACCATTAAGTTCACCGGTAAGTCCACCGGCCGACTCGCGCGCACGTCATGAGTGAGCTCGATTTCAAAGCGAACGAGATCTCGATTCGCGGGCGCACCTATCGCGTGCGGGAATTGTCGGGCGCCGAGATGGCCGAAGTGCGCCGGCTCATGAACCACGGTGAGCAGCACCGCTCGGAGCCGTACGTCGCGTGGAAGTGCTGTCTCGAGCCGCCGATCGCGAGCGAGGCGGCCGCGATGGCGCTGCCGCAGATCGTGGTCGACAAGGTGAGCGCCGAAGCGTTTCGCCTCACGAAGCTCGATGACCCCAAGGAGGGCGAGCCGGCAAAAAACGCTTAACGCCCCAGGATCTCTTCGAGCATCGGCTCGCGGCCTTGTTGGGGCGCTCGATAGTTGAGATCGGGCGGCTGACGCATCGCGAGACCGAGCGCTGGAAATTGTACTGGCGCGAGGAACCGTGGGGACCGATGCGCGATAACACGCACGCTGCGATCATCGTCACGGAATTGCTAAAGCCGCATCTCAAGGAGGGCGCGAAAATTTCCATCGACGATTACATGTTGAAGCTCCCCGAGGATCGCGACGCCGAGGCCGCGAGCATCCTTGTCCAGAAGCTCGACTACGCCGCCTACCAGGAACGCCGCGCCGCGCGCCGCGCCGCGCGCAAGGTCACCCAGGCCGCAAAAGGGAAACGCTGATGGCCGATCTCGCCGCACTCGTCGTTCGGATGCAGGCTGACAACAGCCAGTACATCAAGGCGCTCGACCAGGCCACCGGCAAGCTGCAGGCCTTCTCGAGGGATCAGAACGAAGCGCTCGCCGGCCTCGCCGATAAAATCGGCAGCGCCTTCGCCGTTACCAAGATCGTGGAGTTCGCCGCCTCGAGCATCGAGAGCGCGGCCTCGCTCGAGCGGCTGTCGCAGTCCGCCGGCGTGTCGGTCGAAGGCCTCTCCGCGATGACGCTGGCGGCGGCCGCCTCCGGACTCTCGCAGGACGAGCTCGGCCAGTCGCTCAAGAAGCTCAACGTCAATATCGCCGAAGCGGCCGGCAGCGCCAGCAGCAAAGCCGGCGTCGCGTTCCGCGCACTCGGCATCGATGTAAAAAACGCCGACGGCTCGATCAAGGACGCCGGCCAGATCCTGCCCGAGATCGCGAACAAGTTCGCGCAGATGGCCGACGGGCCCAACAAGACCGCGTTCGCCGTGCAGCTGCTCGGCCGTCAGGGCCAGGCGCTCATCCCGGTGCTCGACCAGGGCGCCGCAGGCCTCGACGCGTTCAAGACGCAAGCCGAGGCGGCCGGCATCGTCATGTCCGGGCCGCTCGCAGCCGCCGCCGAAGAATTTTCGCAAAAGCTCGAGGTCGCCAAGGCGACGGTCACTCAGGGCCTGGGAATTGCGATCTCGGCGCAGCTGCTGCCCGTGCTCAATTCGTTGGTCTCGAGCTTCAGCGCGAACGCGGGCGGCGGCGAGAAGTTCCGCGTCATCGCCGAGGAAATCACCACCGCCGTGCAGATCGTCGCGAGCGTGGTCATCGAAGCGGTCGCGCAGTTTCAGAAGTGGGGAACGGCGATCGGCGCGGTCGGCGCCGCCGCGGTCCAGGCCGCGCAGGGCAACTTCGCCGAGGCCGGCGAGATCTGGAAGCAGGGCGCGGCCGATAACGTCGCCACCGAGAAGGCCGCGACCGACGCGCTCGCGGGCCTCTGGCACCAACAGACCGCGACCGAGATCGCGGCCGCGCAACAGGCCTTCATCGCCAAAGAGGAAATAAACAAGGCCAAAGGGTCGGGCCCCAATCTCGAGGCGGCCGTCGCCCAAGCCGCCGCCGAAAAGGAACTGCAGAAGTACTCCGACGGCTTGAAGGATCAGGCCTCCGCGTTCGGCTTGGGCGGCGCCGCGCTCACCGCGTACAAACTGAAGTTCGGGCCGCTCGCCGAAGCGATCAAGGGCGCCGGCGACGCCGGCAAGAAGCTCGCCGCCGAGGCGCAGGGCTGGGCCAACGCGCTGCAGTTCAAGACCGACACCAAGTCGACCGACGCGCTCAAGAACGCGCTGCAGGAACAAATCGCGCTCTACGGCCAGGGCGATCTCGCCGCCGAAAAGTACAAGCTCTCGACCGGCGAAATCGGCAAGGCCTTCGGCCGGATGGGCGCCGCCGGCGCGACCGCGAAGGCGGCCGTGCTCGCGCTCGATACGCAGCTGATCGAGATGAAGGATAAGACCGCTATCGACGCGATCAACAATAAGACGCTCGAGCTCACCGGACACTTGAATGCGGCCGCACTCGCCGCGTACGACCTGCAGAATCGCGCTCTGAAAGAAAACCTGACCGGCACCGGCGATACCGCAGGCCTCGCGACGTTGGCCGCGCAGCGCGACCAGGTCGACGCGCAGTCGCAGATCAACGAGCTCAACGAAAAAGCGGGCCTCATCAAAGACCAGCTCGCGATCACCGAAACGAAGTTGAATGCGGAAGTCGCGACCGGCCAGCTGACCGAGCTCGCCGGCGAGCAGGCCTTGAGCGCCGCGCGCATCGTCGCCCTGCAGCAGCTGACCGGCGTCGCCAATGCCGAACAGCTGATCGCCGACACGTCCGGATCCACCAACGTGCAGCTGGTCGCCGGCGTGCAGAAATTTCAATCGTCGCTGGTGAGCCTGCAGGCGACCACGACGCAGCTGGAAAATTCGGTGCGCTCCGGACTCGAGTCGGCCTTCGCCGATAACTTCTCGAAGCTCATCAGCGGCGCGGAGTCGTTTCGCAAGGCGCTGCGATCGTTTTTTACCGACATCGAGAAACAGCTCGACCAGTTGGTCGCGAAGGACTTCTCGCAGAGCATCTTCGGAACGGGCGGCGCCGGCGGCGGCGTTGCGGGCGCGCTCGCCGGTATTTTTGGCGGCGGCCTCGGCGGCGGCGGGGCGGGCGGCATGAACGGCATCATGGGTTTGTTCGGCGGCGGCGGCG